GCCCCAAGTTCGTGGCAAACTGCCGAAGCTCCGCGCTACCGTCCCTCATGCGCTAACCTCTTCCACCCCCACCCGCTGAGCCGTCCCACCCGACTTATGAAACAACTCAACAACCCGATACACCCGCCCAACCAACTGCGGATCCAGAACAGCCCCCGTCATCGTCACCACATCATTCACAGCAAACGGGCCAGCACTAACCGGCGTATCCCACCGCGTAGACTGCACCGTGAACGAATGACCACCAGCCGTAGGACTAGAAGACTGCGCGATGGTCTGCTGAACCTTGCACTTACCGGGATTGCCCGACGCCAGATCATCGGGAGTCGGATAGATTCTGGACAGGCTAGGGGTAACGGCGCCCGTGTCAGGGTCCGTTACAGGCGGGCCGGGCCGGTCCACCACGCACGCATCGAACATGAGCGCTTCGGCGGCTTCTCGTCCACGCAGGACCGCATCAATAGCCGTCATGAGCCACCGAGCCGAATCTCAAAGGACCGTTTAGTCTCAGACGCAGGCTTCACGCCCAGCCACCCAAGCTCCTGATCCGAAACGTAAAGCTCGCCCGTAGACAGGGCAGAGTCGATAGTGCCGCCGTCTGAGTAGTCATCCACGGATTCACTGCGGACGCGGTAACCGCCAGGGTTCTTCAATACCCTGCGGATCATCCGCACCGCAACAAACCGCACAATGGACTCATCCAGGACATCGACGTTAGGGACAAGCAGCCTAAGCAGGACGCTCGCCTCTTCAATCAGCCCCAGCGCCGTAGTCGTCTCCGGGTCGGAGAGGGGACGCCACCCGGCAGCAACATCCTCCGGTCGCACATAAATTGCCATGCCGTCCCCCCTCTAACTACTCGGGCTTTGCAGCGATGCCGGGCGTAACGTCGGCGTCGGACGCGATCAACCCAAGCTCTTCAAGCCGGGCAACCTCTTCGCTCGAAACCCCGTCCGGCACAGCCGAGCCACGGTACAGGTACTTGACCTTGCCGTCAGTGCCCTTCACGATTGCGAGGGCGCCGGTCACTGTGTAGGACTTCTTTTCGTCCTTCGCTTCATTCCTTGCAGCCATCAGTTACTCCTTAGATGCCGGTGATGCGGATAGCGGCGTTCGGCTCGTTGATGTAGGGGACAGCAACGGCGCGGGCACGCAGGCGCCACTGGTCGTTATCCTCATCGCGGATCGTCTTGGATTCGAGGATCCCGTCCACAGACTGGTAGTTGCCGCCGAGGTCTTCGGTAGCGATACCGCCAAGCTGGGAAGAGTCCACGATCCATGCGCCGGAAGCGGGCAGGTTCGGGGTACGCATGATGCGCAGGCCGGCGATCAGTTCAAAGTTGCCGGTAACGACAGCGTTGGACTGGGTTTCGCGGGCGATAGCGTTGATGAGGACCTGATCCGAAGCCAGGTAAGCCCAAGACGCATCGTTCACGATGAGGGTGTCAGCCTCGTAGCCCTGATTCAGTGCGGACAGGCTGGCCTTAGCGGTCAGGATGTCGCGGAGAATCTGAGTGCCTGACGCGGCAGACCAAGCGGCAGCGGCAGCCTGGGTCTGAGTCACGGAAGACGCGATAGCGGCAAGTGCCACAGTGTCAACGTTCTTCGCGGCAGTGTTGATGAGCTTCAGGAGGGCCTTGTCAACAGCGGACATGGCCTTACGCTTAGCGGCCTCATCGGTCACAAAGGTGTCCTGGCCCCACTTGACCACCTTGGCGAGCTGCGCAGTGCCGTCGCCAACAGTCGTGAGCGGGTACTCGCCACCGGGGGAGACAGCCTCAACCGGGCGGTCAGCGTACAGGCCCTCGTTCTGCTCGAATGAGATAGCGCCACCCGAAACAGCCTCACGGCCAGTCAGGATGGAAGTAGCGATAAGACGCTGCTCAGCGAGGGTCCGCATACGCCGGGCCACAAGGGTAGGCGTGTTCAGGAACCGGGAAACGGTCAGGTAGTCGCCAGCAATAGTGGGCGACGCGGGAGGGAATGCGTTAGGCATGGTTTATCTCTCTTCTCAGCGCTCGAACTTAACGCGGACCTTGGCGCCGTTCGCGGCAGTCGTCAGAGCGACACCAACGACGGCTCGGGTACCGGTCACGTCGCCGGCAGTAGGCGTGGTGACGGCGGCAAGCGTCGAAACCTGGCCCGACGCGGCAGCAACAACAAGGTCACCCGCGGTGATCGCGCCGGAAGCGGTAAGCTCCTGGACGCCGGATGCGTAGACGGTCACGGAATCGCCGGACGCTGCGTCGAATGCAGCCACGCCGATCCAGTTGACAGCGGTAGCGCCAGCGGTTGCCACGGTTCCGTTTCCGGACACAGCAACCAGCGTGCCGCCAGTGATAGAAGCGGACGCGGTGGCGACAAGAGCGTCACCAGGGGTCCTAATAGGCAGGTACTCGGCCATGATTAGCCCTTTCCATAGATGGATTCATAGAGTTGGTCATCCTCAGACAGCGCGTTAGTCCGGGGCCCCTGCGAGGGGTCCGGCGCGGGCGTCCGTGGCTTGTTCAGATCAGCGAGGATAGAGGCCGCGTCGGCAGCAAGTTCTTCCTCGGAATCTCCCTGAAGGCGTCCCACCCACTTAGCGGGCAGCCCAACTTCGAGGGCTACCTTCTGGCGGAGACTGTCGCGGCGAAGGTTCGCCAGTTCCTGAGCGGCTTCCTTAGCATCGCGCTGGGCCTTCTCAATCTCTGACAGTTTCGCGTCGTCCAGTTCCTTCAAGCGCAGCCGGTTCTTCTCGGCTTCCTTGTTCGCCTTCGCCAGCGCTTCCCGGAGCCGGTCAAGTTCCGCCGCATCCGGCTTAGCCTCGGCCTCCGTGGTGGCTTCAGTAACTTCGGTAGCCTGCGGGGCTTCCTCGGTCACCGCTTCGGTGGTTGTTTCGTCAGCCATCACGGCCTCCTGATCTGATCGGTTTTGCCAGCCATCACGGCTGATTTAGTACTTCCTCATCCATCCCGGAGTAGGAACCTGATACCGCCGCGGAGTGGTCACGCGGGGAAGAATGTGAGTAGTTTTTAGCGTCTTGCTCAGGACGGCTTAGTTATGCGGTGCGTTCGATGTCGCGGGCGCGTTCCGTGCGGGCCATATTGAAGCCCCGGATCCACGCCACGCACAGCAGTTCATTAGTGGACATCCGGTAAGGGTTGTCCCTGCCGGATGCGCCGGAGACGTAGGCTTGGGCGCCGGCGACCTGTGTGTCGATGATCTGCTTAGAACTGGGATCGGTCACGGAATGCCTGCCCCCTCTCATAGCCAAGGTTTCGGACTGTTTGCGCTGCCTTACGGTCAGTGCTCCAGCCGTACATCTTGTAGCGGAATGAGCCGAGCGTTTCGCGGCCTTGCTCTTCCCACCAGCGCAGCAGTTCCTCAGAGGCGTACTTGCGCGCCGTGGTGGCCGAGCCCATGAAGATATTCATCTCCAGGTCAGAGCCACCAGCAGCACGGGCGTGCGCCTTACCCTTGTCATTCAGTAGCACGCCATTGAGGTCATCCAGCGCCCGGCTGTACTGGGCCATAGCGTAGTTTTGGTATTCCTCGGAAGCCTTCTCGACCTGCGTTAGGTTGCGTTGCTTCCTAGCCGCCGGGTTAGTCGTTGGTGACGGGTCCAGTTTGATCGGCGCTGGGGGAGCCTCGGTTACTGACTTGATCGCCGCGCCCGTGGTCTTAGTCTGGACGGTCATATATTTGGCGTCGCGCTCGTCCATGACTTCCATGATTTTGTCGAACACCGCCGGGTCATCGGCATGCTTAGACATCATCTCGGCCAAGTCGCCGTCACTCATATGCAGTGTTGAGTGGTAGGTGATCGTGTCCGCCAAAGCCTGCCCAGACAACGCCGGGGCAGGCTGCACGGTGACTACTTCCCGCGTAGCCTTACGCTCAGCCTTAATCGCGGCCAGTTCCGTCCGGTAAGCGAGCTCTACACGCGCCGCAACTTCCGGCGTCACCCTGGCATTCTTCGCATTCGTGAACGGGTTACGGCCAGCCTGGACCGCATCCCAGTTCGCTTGAGCATCAAACGCCCTACGCTCAGCCGCCGTCATCGTCGCCCTGCTCAGCGGATCCCGCACGCCAGTCTCACGCGCCCTCAGAACAGCCTCACGGGCCCCCACACGAGTTCCCCCGCGCCCCATCTGCCCGAAACCCTCAGCCTGCCCGCGAATAACGCCTAGAGGGTTCTGACCGCCCGGCAGGATGTAGCCGTAACGTTCAAGCTCCTTCAGCGTCGCTTCACGAGACAGGCCCTTGCCGTAGATAGCCTCGGGCGTAAGGCGCGGGCCATTCTTGCCGAAGTTCCCGCGCTTAGAAGTGCCCTCAGTCGTGCGGTTAGAAGTAACCGACTGGCCGCGGCGCGTCCCGTCTTTGGATATGCCACCATAGGACATCCCGCGCCGGGAGTTGACCACCTGGAAGATGTCACCACCATCACGGACAGCCTGCGCGCCCGCCTTCGTGTAAATCCGGTCCTGATCCTTAGCGGAAAGGGAATGGAAATACTCGTAAGGGTCATGCATTAAGCCCTCAGTCTTAGCCGCATCCACGCTCGTCTGAACATGTATGCAATCGCACCGGGGATGACGGTCAAAACCACTATTCCAGCGGTAAAACCTGCCCGCCAGGATAGAGCAACGAGCGCAAGACGGCGGATTCAACATGCGGATAAAGCCGGTACGCTTCCTAGTCGCCATGTCAACGCCAGCAGCGCCCCGCCCGGCATCAGCAACCTGCGTCCGGGCGATAGTCGTAAGGAACTTCCCGCCCTGATCCAACGCCTGCTCAGGGGCCATCCCGCCAGCAATCAGCGCCTTAGTATGCGGAACCGGGGCATAAAGCAGGCTTGCAAGCGAACGCCCATCAGAAGCAACACCAGCGAACGCCTGCGGATCCACAAAATGCTGCGGAGCCTCATAAAGGCCCTGCTGCGCCAAAGTCGCCGCACCATAACTCGCGCCCGCCGCCGCAGCCTTCGCCTGGACGCCCGACAGGACCGACGTAAGCGCCGGCAGCTGCCGCACCCAAGAGCCCGTCAGATCAGATAAACCAACCTCTGACCACAAATCCGTAGCCGCCATAACCACAAGCCCCTGCAAACCCTGCATCTGCTTGTAATGCGCAACGGCGGCGGCTGGAATCACGGTTAGCCCCCATTCACAGCCCTAGCAAGGTTCGCAATATCAGGGTTCGACTTAGCACGGGCATCCATCTCAACCATGCGGGTACGCTGCTCAGGCGAATACCCAAGATCTTCACGCGCCTGCTCAATCGGGATAATGCCCGCCTGAACCTTCTTCACAACCGCGTCAGCCATCTGTGCAACAGTCGGCGTCGCCGGGTCACGCCACTGCGTTTCAAGCGTCGCAGCAGCCGGATCCCATGCGCCATTCTTGAACCGCAACACAAGCCGCTGCACATCCTCCCAAGCGCCACCCAAATAGGTATGCTTCCGCTCAACCCGCTTCACAAGCTGAACCTCAGAAGACCGGATAGCATCAGCCGACGACGGGTTATCCCCAACGAAAGACAGGTAATGCGGAGGAAGCGCAAGCATCTGAGACGCAAGCTGAGCCAAGAGTTTGATTGAGTTATGAAAAACAGCCAAATCCGACTCTTGGAACTGCCCAAACTTCGCATCCGACTCGGTAGCCCACAGCCGGCCCGCATCCCGTGACCAGACACTAATCGGCTTGCCGTTCTCGTCCACAAAGTCATCGGCCTTTATCATCGCCGCCCAACGCCGGGGCATCGCGTGATACTCGCCGCTGACCATCATGTCCGTAGCCATCTTGTTAGCCGCGTCAGCAACAGGGATAACGTCCTGGAACTCAGACAACCCATCAGGCCGCAAAATCCGGGGCCGATTCACCAGCGGGACAACAGGCGTTACCCCAAGCTCGTGATTATCAGCCGCACCCGAAGACAGCCAGCCGTTCTTCCCATAAGCGAAGGACTCCGTAGAGTTAGGCAGGTACAGCGTTGCCCGCTGCACAGCCTCCGAACCCTCACCCTCCTGCCACCGCTTGATAGCAGCAGAAACCTTGCGGGTACGCGGGTCACGCTCAGCGAACACCTGAAACGGCGACTCAACAGACACAATCGGTGCATCATCCGGCGCATCACCAGAGCCAACAATGACGTAAGACCGGCCCAGAACCAGCGAATCAAGGTGTGCCTGCTGTGACTGCTCATCAAGCCCGTTAGCCTGCCAGATGGCCCACAAATCATCGTCAGACGATGCGGAACCCCGATAACGGAACCCCTCAACATCCAAACGGTTCTCGTAAGCCTCAGCGCCGAACCGCAGCCAGTTCAACACAAGCTGCGAAACCCGGTCGCCCAACTCCGCCTGCATAGCCGGTGCCATGTACTTCAACGGCTGCTCACCCTCGAAATACTTATCCAGCTTGTCCAACTTAGGGATCTGCTGCGCAAGCTTCGTATCCAGCCGAACAAGGGCACTAACATCAGCCATTAGGCCCTCCATCCATTAGGAAACAATTACGCGGCGGCGAACCGGCGGGGGCGCCGGCTTCCAGCCACTCTTCAAGGCATCAAGGCGCGCCTGATTAGACATGCCGCCAGCCATCGCAAGGTCAATTTTCTTCTCAGAGTCGTGCCGCTCTTTTTTGACCGACCAAAGAGGCTTGCCCTCTTCGTCGTTCATGCGGATCTCATACTTTTGAGCGTGTCCGATATGGCTGGTCAACTCTTCATCGCCGTTACCGAACACCGCGCCCGTCTTGATCGACTGCGCATAAGTCCGGCACATGTAAGCGGTGTTCTTCAGGTTGCGGGAGTCGTTGTAGAACCACATCACAACTTTTGGCCCGTACTTGGATGCCAGCGAGGAAAGGAACTCATCCCAGCCCTGCGCGGGGTCCCCATACATGCGGACAACCCGGAACCGGCTGAACATGTCATCGGCCACAGCCTCAACCTCGGAAGGCTCCACCGGCTCGTCATCAGTAGGAACCCACAGCCCCACGCGCTCCTGAAGGCCAGTAGCCATATCAGTAGCGACAAGCGCCGTAGTGTCCTTCCATTTCGAGCCGTCAAAGCCCAGCGCAACGTCCGCGCCGTCCGGGATCTTAGCCCCAACATGCTTGAACGACTCCCAAGCCTTCACGTCATACGCCTGCGCTGCTGCCTGCGTCCAACGATTCAGCCAAACCCGCTCCAGGTAGGACGGATCAACGCCGGGACGCTCCCACTGCTTAGCGATACCCCGCAGATCGGACCACTTAGCCACGGAAGGCCCGGAAGCCTCCCGGATAGCCTCCACCCGGTCCTCAAAGCGCTCCAAGTCGTACTTGATCCCGGTATCGGGGTTGTGGGTACCGGCTTCACGGTGAAAGTAGAACAATTCAGGCTCTGGAATCTCGCCGCGGGCGATCTTCTCGGCCTCGTCCTTGTCCTTCTCCGCAACCGAACCTTGCCCAGGCTCACCCGCCGTCGTCGTCCCCAAGGACCAAGGATCATCCAATGGGCGCTTAGGAAGGTTCGCCTCCATAGCCTCATAGGCGCTAAGCAGAAGCGGTGAGTGCAGCCGGTGCGTCTCGTCGTAATACTGGAAAGTAGTACGGGCGCCATCACGGGCGTTCGGCGAACCGGCCAGCGGAACAGCCTTACCATCAGCACCGCGAGGGCCAAGCCGCACGATTCGTTCAAGACTTGAGTCGAACAAGTCAGCGTCAGGGCCCTCAGTGCAGACCGTATACAGCACGCCATAAGCGAGCTCGTGAACCTGTTCCTGCGTATAGGCCAGCATCGGGCAATAAGGGTCACGCACAGGACGCCCAACAGGGTTCCCCGACGCATCCCAGCCGTCAAACCGTACAGGCCCCTCCGGGTGAAGCTCAGCGAACGTCAACCAGCCGCCGAACTCCGTCTTAGCAGTACCCTTACGCCACGAAAACCGCACACGCCTAAACCGGCGCCGGCCCGCATACTCGTGGCCCTTCGGATAAACCTCATAGGCTTTCCAAATCGCGGCGCGCTTCTCGTCATCAAGCTTCGCAGGCTCCCCCTTCAGTGAACCCGGCCCGAACACGGCGCGTTCCTCAATCAGGTCACAAATCGCGCCACCAAGCGAAGGCCAGGGCTCTTCATCAAACGACGGCACGATAACAGTGCTCAAAGCGCCCTCAGAACAGCCCTGGGGTCAGAGCCGCCAGGCTTGGCAGCAGGACGGCCAGAGCCGCGGCGCTTAGTACCACGCTCCACAGCTTCCTCAGACTTCTCAATCTCCCACTGAAGCCGCCGACGGTCGATGGGAGACAAGCCAAAGCGCTGCTCCTGCAAACGAATCTCAGCCGAAGCCTCTTTCCGTTCCTTAGCAGTCTCAGCCGTCCAAAAATCATCCTGAAGCATCGCCAGTTTGAACAAACCATGCCTGTCGGAGTCGTCATACTCAGGCGCCATAGGAGACGCCCACAAATCACGCCACCACTGCAACGTCATCGGATGCCACGAATACGGCGGCAACTCGGGCGCAATGATCGCAGCATCAGACTTGATCGTCGCGGAAGTGCTCGTCTTATTCCGTCGAGCCCGCGTACCAGCAGGCTTAGGTGCAGGGCCAGGCATTCGGGTCAACTCCTAAGCGCGTTTCGAGGGCCGGCAAAAGTCCCGGAACCCGTACAGAACAAAATCACCC